CCAGTAGTTAATGGTGTTGCTGAACCTTGTGCAATTGTTCCGGTATTAAATGCACCCGTAAATTGCCAAACAATATTGTTTAAAGTAGCTGTCCCACCAAAGCCAAATCCAATAGTATGTGATGTTGTGCCAGCCGTTTTTGACATTTGAACAACCATTTCAAACTCGTACACAGTGCTTGCTGACAGCGTTACGCCAACACCAAATATGCTTTGTGCGCCAGTGGCGTTTGAGCCAACATAGTCAGCATTCAGTCTGTAATATTGCTGAGTTGGAACAATGCCTCGCTGTGTGCCAACAGGTGTACCAGTAAAGATTGGGCTTGAGTATTCAATATTGCCAGCGGCGGCAGTGCCAATCAGCGTGTCAGAAGTTAAAACAAGTATTGACATGATTATCCTTCGTACAAAATGTTGATCGAACCAGCGGCAATGGTTGAGCCAGCAGTGATGGTTGCTGATGTTGCTCTCTGCGCTATTTGCATTGCACCGTTCAGCAATCTGTTTTTAAACCCAAAGCCAGTAGCCGCAGTTGCTTGCGTTGAGGCATCGTTAAATACCAACCCGCTTGTGCCGTTAATCGTTACAGACATTATTTGTTCTCCAATAAAATTAACAGGCCATCAGCACACAAGGCACACAGAATGAACCGTCTGCGTAGGTACAAGTGACATGGGTTGATGTGACTTTGGCGACTGTTTTAGAACGAACAATGTCATCGCCTTGCGGTTTGGCAGTGCCATCTCCAGCAGACATGAGCAAGTCACCACGGGCAACAGTCACGCCTTGGGCAATACGAATAATCATGTCGCCAGTCATAGCCATGTTGATTTCGTCTACGTTGTGCTGTTCGTCAAAAGTCCAATTAACAAACACACCAGCAACATTGGCATCACTTTCAACGTCAGAGACCTTCACCTTGTTTAACTGCTCGTTGTCAACAGGGTTGCCTTCAGCATCGGTGTAGACGTTCATCTCATCAAGGTTTGACAGCACAGTTCCTTTTAAAAGTGAATCGTCTTTGGCTGTAGTGGTTTGCGCCCAGCGAGACAAGTGACCACCGTTGTAGGAGACTGTTGTGCCTGATACAGAAATGTTACCTTCTTCTGTTGCTGCCTGATAAAAGCGGATAAGGTTTCCATCAGAGGTTAATCTGTTAAGCAACATCACTTCGTCACCATCAACAGTAAAAACGCCTTTTCCTAGCGAACTAATGTAAGAACCAGCAGTAGCAAAAACGTTAGTAGTCTTCCCCACCAGCAAGTTACCGCTGGAGTCGATACGCATGGCTTCCGTACCGCCCTCAGTGAAAGCAATAGTGTCAGCCGCAGGAAAGAAGATGCCTGTGTTGGTGTCACCAGTAGGATAAATAGATGGGGCTGAAACTGTTCCCGCAGGAACTTCGTTGACAACGCCTGAAATGTTAAATGTTCCTGTGCCTGTCGGCAACGTCAGCGTATTTGTACCAGCAACAGCAGGCGCTGCTAACGTGATAGCCCCGCTGGTGTCTCCTGAGATAACAACTGATGACATATATTTCCTTTACAAAACAACCCAGCGAGCGCCGGAAGGGACAGTGACAGTAACGCCGCTATTGACGGTGATGGGGCCAGTGGACATTGCATTAAAACCAGTGCTGAGAGTGTAGTTGGTGGTAACACTTTGGCCGTTCTCCACAAACACTTGGTCAGCACCGCCGCCAGTTGCACCGCCGCCCAAAGCGCCCCAGGCTGACGAATTGTAGCCCTCAAACTTGTTGGTTGTAGAGTTAAAGCGAACCATGCCAGTGACTGGCGTAGGGCGTTGCACCGTGGTGCCCACGTTCAGTTTGGCAGCTCCAGTGCTAGACAAGTTAAGCTGGCCACCAACCGTGGCTGTGGTGGAGAACGACGCCGCGCCAGTGACCGACAACGTGCCAGTTGCTGACAGCGTGGTAAACGCGCCGGTGTTGGGTGTGGTGTTGCCGATGGGCGGGGGTGACGCTAAGGACAGCGCGTCCAAGGGGATGGAGATGTTGTCCACGGTGTAGAGCAGCACCTCGTCGGCGTCCTTGACCACAAACTTGTAGGTGGTGGTGTTGATCAGCCAGATGTTGGCTTGGCCAAGCGAGTCCAAGATGATCGGGTTGGTGTTGGCCGTAGCAGCGGTGTAGTCGGTGTACGTAGCGATAGGTGTTGAAGTACCACCCGCGTAGGTGTAGATTTTGCCGCCGACAAGAGGCAAGCCATCCGTTCCGAAGATCTGCTGTTTGGGGGAGGGGGTTAAACCAGCCATGTGTTTACCTCAAGTTGTTTTGGTTGTCAGTCATACTGTGGAGCCATCCCACTCATTTCAACACGCAATTTGTTTTGGTTTTCTTGCTTTGGGGCAAGCGCGTTTGTTGGTGCTTGAGGCATTACCGCTGCACGAGCCGCCGCCGCGCCAGCTTTTCCATATCTTGATGGGTCAGTCAAAATACGTAGTACCCCCGCACGTTCTGCTGAAGGTAACGTATTGAGCATTTCTAGCGCGGTTTTACCTGACAACATGCCTGCTTGTAATTTAGCTACAACTTTTTTATCCAAAAGTTTTTCAAGTTCATCAAACGTAACATTACCAATAGTCACATCGCGCCTAAGCAAACTAGGAAAGCGTGGGAACGACCGCCCAATATCTTCAATAACCGCAGTAAATTTTTCTGTGCCCGCCGTAGCGGCTTTTTTCATCGCGGCCTCGCGTTCAACGCCGACAGCAAGTTTTTCTAGCGTGGGCATTTTATTGCCCATCTCTTTAAAAATGTCGTAACTACCAGGGCCAAAAATGGCTTCCACTGCGTCTGCGTTATTGCCGCGTACAAGGCGGACGTATTCTTTTGGGGAATCTTTAAACAGCTTTGCCGCTTGCGCCGCCATAGCTTTTTGGTCAATTGCTTGCATTCCTTGGGAATACGTTTTGAGATAGTCACGCCAGCCGGTACCACCTGCTTTTTCAATTGCGTCGTCAATCAAAGGCCGAACTTCTTGCAATACACTGCGCGTTACTTTGGCGCTTATTTTTGGATCAGTCTGCCCAAGAATTTGCATGATGCGCTCGTTAATACCTTCTTTGCGAAGCGTGTACAAATCGTGTGCGTCGATGACGCCATTACCTTTGGCGGTCAAGTTGGCAATGTCATCTTTGACTGCTTCCAACACTTTGGTCATGTTTGAACTGGCGCGGAGTCCTGGCGTTGCAAGTTTAGCGTCAATAGCCGCCGTAATGCCGCTAGCATCCAATGGCCGCAAACCGTAATCTTCCAAACTGCCAATTTGGCGTTCCAAAAAGCCTGCTTCGGCGCGGCGTTGTTTGGCAATGTCAGCAAAAATGTCTGATGTTTGTTGCCATTCTTGCGACCGCGCACCAGACGACAAAAAGCCTGGTTTACCTTTAGCCGCAAGTGCTGCTTGTTGCGCGGCCTCAGTTGCAGGTGAAATAACGGCTTGGCCAGGTAATGCTTCACCCACAGGAATACCGCCGCGCAACGCGTTAACCATGCTTGTTTGGCGTTGTTGTGCTTGCGGTGCTAATTGGTTTATTGTTTTTGCCGCTTGATTGGCCGCGTCCAGCTCAACATTTCGCATGTCAGAAGTTAATCTATTCAGCCGTTGAATTGATGCTTCGTACGCTCGCCGCGCTTCAGTCTCATTGCCGCCTTCAGCCATGCGCTGTAGCAAGGCAATGTCATCCAATGCTTGTTGTTTAAGCTTTAAGGATATGTCATCTGTTTTAGCTGCAAACGCACCTAAAGCTTGAAAAGCATTTTTCTGTACGCCCGCCGTGGCTTGTGCGGCGGTTAAGTCTTCTGGTGCTGCGGCAAGCGCGGCGCGAATAGCTTCAATGCGATCACCGGCCACTTCGCGCGAAATTTTGCCTGCTTTGACTGCGGCAAGTTGACCGCTAAAAGCATCTTTAAGAAACCCTGCACCCTTAGCTAGATAGCCTACTGTAGTACCTGCTAGAGGTATGGCTGCGCCAATCATTGCGCCTGTTTCAGCTTCTGCTGGGTTTATTACCGCCGCAGTAGCGCCACCTGTAATTGCGCCGCCCGCCACGCGGGTGCCTATGTCAGCAAGACGAGCCGCAGCAGGCGTGCTTTTTTGTATGGCTTGACCAGTTGAAAACCCGCCAGACCGAATAGCTTGCGCCAAGGGTGCGGCAGCGGGTACAGCACGAAGAGGCGCGGCAATCATGCCGCCTACAGGAAATGTTGCGCCTACTTCAGCAGCCAACTCACCTGCGCCAGTAGACATGGGAAATTCTTGTTTAAAAGGTGCTACGCGGGCTTGCGCTTGCGCGCGCCGTTGCGCCGCATCAGCAGCCAATGCTGCGCCCATGTCGTTAGCCCCAGCAGCTTGCAAACCTTTGCCCAACAACTCTTGACCGCCAAACATGACGTTGCCTACGCCGCTGATAATTCCTTCAGACGCGGCTTGAATAGGTGCGCCAATAGTTTCAAGAAACCCGCGTTCTTTACGCGCCGCAGGAATCCCAGACGATTGCTTTGGCGCAGGCGCGGCGCCAAAAGTCTGAGCCGCAAATGCTTCTACTTGGGCGGGCGTTGCATCGTCTGGGCCTTCAAAGACGTGAACCGCACCGTCTGGGCCTTGAACACGGTATTTAGTCGCCATTATTTGCTTTCTTTACCAAGGTATTTAAACCCACCAGTTCCTTGTGCCGCAGCAGGCGCGCCCCCAGGCTTATCTTTCTTTGGCAACATACCGCTACCAGTAACGTAGGCGTCTTCAATGTCTTGAATAATACGAATTGCAGACTGATACGATTGCCCAGGGTCTGAAATTGATTTCAGCATTGTTTGCAATTCAACGTTTGAGTTGAGTTGTTGAGCAGACATGCCGGTAGCATTTTTAATTGAATTAACCAATCGGCTACGCGCGCTGTTAATTACATCGCGTTCAACTTGCGCTTCTGTGGCAAAGAATTGACCTGTTCTTTGGCCTATTGCTGTAGACGCGATTCCAGAAGCAACGTTAGACAACGGGCCGCGTTCCGTGCTTGGAACAGCGCGTAATTTATCAAGCGTTTCAAACGACGCACGTAAATTTTCCAAATCATCCGCAAGTTGGGTTTTACCTTGCTCAACTTTATTGACGCGTAATGCCGCGCCTGGTTCTTTACCCCCAACACCAATAACGCCTGGTGACCCAACGCCGCCGCCTTGATAACGTTTGGCGTCAATAGTGATCATTTGATTCGTGTTAGTCGGGTCAACAATTTGTGTAATTGTTGGTGCGGCAGGTTGCGCTGGTGGTCGGCTTTGTTGAGCAATTTGTATTTTTTGCGCTTGTACATTAGCAGGCAACGGCACGTCGGTGTATGTACCAACGGTGTTAGGCGCGCCGCCAAGCCCAGGGGTTTGAATAACATCACGTTGGCCGCTGCGGTCAACTACTTGTGTAGTTGGTTTGTTCATTTCCATGAACTTTTCAGTGCCCAATTTGGATTGGTTCAGCAACTGTGCAAAGGCTTGTGGGCCTTTGGCAATCGCCGCTTCAATTTGAGCGCGTGATTGGTTAGCAGTTATGCCACGTGCGGCTAACGCTTTTCCCACAATTGGGTCTTTATGATTGGCTTCGTGCCATGCAATATATTGAGCAGGCGCGCTTGGATCTGCGGGGTCAATAGTGTCTAAAAACCCACGGGATTGTTTTAACTTAGCATCTAACAATTCAGTGTTTGTTTTTTCAAGTGCAGATCTTTCTTTGTCTAGTTCGGCCAATGATTTTTCAATTCCTGGCAGCTTAGACCCGAACCCAGATTCAGCAATAGATTGACGCAATTTGTTAGTGTCAATTTTGCCTGTTTTTACATCGTAAGCATTTTGATATGCGGTATTCAACGCGTTGGTTGATTCTTGCTCGCGTTGAGCCGCACTCAGTTGATACTGCGCCAACGCGTTTTGATTCTGCGCGTTTTGAATACTCGCAATTTGGCTGTAGCGCGCCACTGGATCGGCCAATTGGATTGGTTGAACACCAAGTGAAATTCTAGGGTCGATGGGCATGTCTGTTCCTTATTGAGGCATTGGGCCAACAAAGTTGTAAGACCCTGGCGTAAACTGCCCGTAGTTAGGCCCATATTGGTTAGCGCGCATTGCGTTAACCATATTTTGGCCTTGGTTATAGTTTAAGTAAGTATTTAAACCACCAGTCAACGCGTTTGCGCCGCCAACATAACCAGACGCCCGCGCCGCAGCCGCGCTGCCCATAGCGTCGCCAACATTTGACGCCATGTTTTGACCAGCAGCCCCAATTTGTTGCGCGGTGGTTTGACCCATGCCAGTCAATGACTGCAAGGGGCCAAGACGGGCTTGGCGCTCGGCTTGGTAGCGATTAAATGCGTTGGTGTACTCTTGGCTACCTAAATCTTGGCTAAAACGCACCAAAGCTTTACCAGTGCCGCCAGACAGCAAACCACCTCGAGCCGCAGCAGACCGCTCAATAGCTTTTGTGCCTTCGCTTAGCCGAAACGCGTAGCCTGGATCAGCTTGAAACTGATCCATACCAAAATTTGTGTATTTGGACGCGTTGACCAGTTCAGGCAAAGCATTTACGCCGACATCGTAGAAAGGCTTTTGACGCGCAAAATTTTGTTGAAATTGCTGATTTTGCAATTCCGCAGCGCGATCTGACGCGGCAGCTTGCGTGTTTGCGGCTTTACTAGCGGCCCGTGAACCCATAGCTGAGCTGACTACAACAGCTCCTGCGACCCAAAAAGTCATGTTAGCTCCTTAACTTTTACTTGATTGCCGATGCCATACATACTGTTAGGCTCATCTTCAACAAGTTCTTCCTCTGCTTCTTCTACATTTGTAGATTCAATTTTATGAAACGTCATGCACAGTGCGTCTGTTTCAGCGTAGACCGCGCGTTTGGTGCCTGGCTTGCTGCACAACAAGTGCGGCCCAGTTACAAGTTGCACTCCGTCATCTGTAGTGATCGCCACTGTGCCAGACACAATTAAATAAAAATGTTCTTTTTTATGGACTTTACCCACAACCAGCACACCTGCATGGCGGAAGACTTTGCGGCAATACATACCGCCGTGAAACACATGTTCAGTTTCAGGTTGATAAGGCTCAAACGCCATCAACGCGTCTTGCAACGCTTGAACTTTACCTTGCATTAAATCTGACGTTATTACATCGTTCACGAAACCTCCCGACCGCTCACGCGCATGTTGATGGCGCTAGCTGTTCCAGCGATTGTCGATATAAACCCGCCAGAAGGCAAGATATGTCCGACAAGTTCTGGAAAAAGATATGTTTCAGACGCGGCCAAGGTGCGTTGCTTGACAATCAAGTTGCTGTTGTTGGCCGTGCCCGTAGCCGTGATCAAATTGACGCTGATTGTGGCGGATGAGGCGCTGTAGTTGGTGGCGGTGAATTTGTCAATAATCGTAGTGACGTTATTGGCGGTATATTGCGTCGTCTGAGTCGCCTCAACGGTTTTGGCTGGGACTAGGTTTTTGGCGGTTACAGTCATGGAAGCACCTTTTACAAAACAACCCAGCGGGAACCTGACGCAACCGTCACTGTCTGACCGCTAGCAATGGTGATCGGCCCAGCCGACATGCCTGAATTTCCAGTGGCTATAGTGTAACTCGTTGAAACGGTTTTGCTGTTGACGTAAATTCCATTGTTTGCATTAAATTGTTGGGACGAGAATTCACCCGTAGACGGCTTGTAGAGCAACTTGGCGTTGCTGGTGTAGATCGTGGTCGGTGTGCCAGTCGTGGCGTCGGCAAACAGCGGGTAAACGTTAGTGGCTGTGGCCGTGTCGTTGCTAATCGACGCGCCAGATATTACCGTGGCCCAAGTGCCATCGCCCCGCCAATAGGTTGACGCCGACGCGCTGGTGCCGCTGTTCAGGTTGGTGACCGGCAGGTTGCCGGTGACTTGGGAGGCCAAATCCACGTTGCTAAGGGTGCCGCCCAACGTGATGGTGCCCGAGCTAGTAATGGGGCCACCTGTTAGGGTTATCCCGTTAACCGTGCCTGCGGTACCCACCGATGTAACCGTACCATTACTAGTAGACGGGGTAGAAGGCGGTGCAAGTTGCAAGTCATCCAGCGACGTTTGGTTGTTGCCGCCGCCAGTCAAATTGAACATGTTCAAGAAGAACCGATACCACTCACGCGACATTAAACCTGTCCTTGGGTCGATAAACTCGACCCGTGAGGACGGCAGGTTCGTTATATTAAGTTGTTCAGGCATTGGTCGGGCTCAGAATTAATTCAGCGCCCATAATGGCCACTTTTACTGGATCAGTGCCCGACACTTCATAAACCCTGTCCCGCAGCTTAAGCGTCATGCCAAGCCGACGCCAAAACACCCGCTGGTAGTACGCCCCGATCTTGCCCATTGATGACCAATGCTCGTTTGACCACGTATGGCCGCCGTCATCAGACCAGCGCAGCATAACTTGTGGGTCTTCGCCTTGGCCAGTAACCAAACCAGTGCCAGATTCGCAATTCAATTGCAAGCTGTGGTGGGCGGTGCGTTTGAGGTTGTTTTGCCCGCTGGGCAAAGCTCGCCATGACCGCAACCATTTTTGAACGCCGTCGTTGTCAGCGTACGCGTCCAAAGTCATTTTGTAGATATTGCCGTTTTCATAGTCGCCAACAATGGTGTTGCCAACATAGTTGCATTGGCAATTTGAGCGATGGCGAGTAAAATACCCGTTGTCCCAACCAGCGCGCTCATGCCACGCTTGGGTGGCCACGTCGTAAACCCATGTGGCGTTGCCGGTGGGAAACGTCAAAACGTAAAACGAATGGCCTTCTTGCTGGTATGTATACGCCACTGCGTCTGAAATGTTGCCGTATTGAGCAATTGCGTATTCAATGGCGTGGGTAGAAATACGTTGGCCAGTGTAGCCATTGGCTCGGTAGACAATGCCTTGGCCACGGGCATCAGTGCCCAGCCAAAACAAACCGTTGTCCAACTTGGCCACTGAGAACGCTGCCACACAGCCAATTTCGTTAAACGCGCCTTGGATGCGGGTCAGTGGGAAGTCGGCCAAACCAGCGTCGTACCAAACTTCAATTGAGTCAGTACCAAACATCCACGCTTCGCGGTGGTCAATGTTGATAGCCACCAAGCCGTCGGGTGAACCCTCAGTGCTGGCAAAGTCCAGCGGATCTACAGACAGGCCGTCAAGCAAAGAAGTCACCCAAACTTTTTGGCTGTCGGGCTCGTTAAACACAAAGTAACCATCCAAGTAGCCAACAGTCACAGCGCCTGGAAAGTCAGGGTCTGTAATCTGCTGAAATACGTCAGTGACTTCGTTGTATATGTAGCTGTCAGGATTGCAGGCAAAAAACAATTGTGTGCCGTTGTCAGCAATAGACACAGGGCCAGTGCCGGTTACCGCGCCAAGAAACCTTGGCACTCCCGTCATGCTGTCAAGTTTATAAACCTCCAAACCAGACACCACATAAAAATCCGAGCCATTGGTTTGATGCGCCCAAAGCGCTCTAATCGGGCCAGAGCCAACAGTTTGCAAAAGTTCAAGCCCAGGGCAACGTGTCAGAAATGCAGCGGTTTGACCGCCGTCTGGCGTGGCCTCGGGGTACAGATTGACCATGCGATTGTCGGCAGCGTTGATGCTGCGCGCAACATAGCTAGAGCCAAGAATCGGCGTTTGCATCAGTAATTACCGGCGTAGATGTTGAACCGCTGGCGAGTGGCCACAATGGCGTAGGGCATAGACATCACGTCATCAGGGTTGTTGATGCGTTTCAGATTGCGCTTGGATGTCATGGCAATACGTTGAACTTGTGGGCTAGGTTCCACGCCAAATTCAGGCGCGATTTCCATCGCCAAGTTGTAAACAAACGCCCGCAGGTAGCCTGGCGGGAACAGGATTTCGGTTACTAGCGTGGCAGGCTGAGTCAATTCCTCAACCGAAATAAAGTGCCATTCCAAGTCCCGCGTGGGCTGTGGATAGATGGTCATCGTAACGTCAGGGTAGGTCATATTGACAAAAATAACCTGCGGGTACGTTGACGTAACGGTTTTTACAGCAATGCCATCGTATTGCTGTTGATTGATAAATTTGATGCCAAACGACACGTTGGTGCCTGGGTCGCGGTAGTAGGTAGCGTCATCCAACAATACTGGCCGGTTACCTACAAAATTACCTGACGGGCCAAGAGTGCGCGTAATTTGACCCGCAGGCCAAGTAAACATCTGATCTTGGGTGCTAAAAACAGCCAAACGCTCAGTGTTCCATGAATCAATCATTTGATTCAACGCCATCAGCGAATCTTGAGACACGGACGCGGAAGTTGTCTCACCTTCAGCCAACACACCAAGCAATCGCAATGCTCTATTTATCTGATCGCCAGCAGTGTATGTGGCCATGTTTATGCTCCTTGTTCGACCGCCTCTACTGGTCGGCTACGACGACGTTTTACTTCCAGTTCGTTGACAACAGGAGCCACCTCATCAGGTGTGTCTAAAGTATATCGCACCCAGCCATTGTTTTCATCCGCAACAGCTTCCATTTCTATGTAAGCTATTTTACGACCGTGAACTTCGTGTTTGAGATAGATCATAAGAAGAAGGGGGTGATTAGCCCCCTAGTTAGTTAAGATGCTACTAATGGCACAGAATACCATTGGGTGGTGGAAGAGGCCACCAACAACGAACTGGTAAGGTTTGTGATGCTATACGCACCGTTGGCCGCAACTGCATTGATTGCCCCACCAGTGGCAGGGTAAATCTTTAGCGCTCCAGCAGCAGTGTTTTTAACAATAATTACCATACCAGCTACCGCTGTAGGCAAAATTACACCTTTGGTGCCATCTGCCGCCGAAACGACATTAATACCTTCAGCTAATGCGGCAGCATCGCCTTGAGTGCTGCCAGCCGCCGCAACAGTAGCAACAGGAAGGCGAATAGCGCCGGTTGACGTGCCGGTTACGCTTGTAGCGGTTACGCTTGTAGCGGTTACCGCTTGTAGCGCTGACGCGCCAGTAACAGTTACGCTATCAAATTGAGGGTCGCTATACGCGACGCCTACAGCTTTAGTATTTGGCATGATTTTTTTTCCTTTAAAAACGGGGGCCAAAGCCCCCATTAATTACTTCAAAAACGCCGAATAGGTTGCGTCGCCAGTCTTCACAAAACGGTAGGTGTGAGCGCCGTGCCGGCCCACAGTAACCGAGCCAAAGATCGTAATACCGGTGCCAGTTGTGACTGGAACGGTAGACGATGAGCCGGTGTTGTTGTCGTTGCAAATTGTCAA